TATTCAGACCACGCTTGGATCGGGAGGCGAGTAATGGGTGGTGTTGTGTCCAAGCCTAAAGCGCCCGCTCCTGTTGCACCGCCGCCTGCGCCGGAACCAGAACCCGCGCCGGTTAAGGCATCCGACGACGCGCGCCGTCGCGCTGCTGCCACACGCTCTCGCCGCGCCGGTCGCCCTTTGCTGGGGCCGGGTGGCGCGCAACGCGGCGACGAATTGCAGACTACTCTAGGAGCAGGCTAATGCCAAAAGTTGTAATGAAAAACGGTAAGACACGCACCTTCGCCTACACCAAGGCGGGCATGAACGCGGCGAAAGGGTACGCCAAGCAGTACGGTGGTCGCGTTGAGAACGTCAGCATGAAGACGACCATGAAGCGGAAGAAGAAAACCTATGCCGCTTAAGTCCGGTAAGTCTGACAAGGCGGTTGGTCAGAACATCAAGATGTTGATGAAAGAGGGCAAGCCGTTCAAGCAGGCTGTCGCGATTGCGATGCGTAAGTCTGGCAAGCCGAAGGGCAGGGCATGAGGAAGTTCAAGAAGGCTCCGAAAGACAAGAAAAGCGGAATACCGAAGAAGTATATTCGCGGTGCAAAGAATCCTGATGAGCGTCGCGGTGAGATCGCAAGGACGCGCCGTCTATACAAGCGTGGCTTGCTGACCGGCGCAATGATGGATCGAGTTTCGGAGCAACGTAAAAATGCCTGAGTTTTCTGGTATCAAAGGTGCAGATCGCTTTGACAAAGGCAAACTGATGAAGGTCTATCGTCGCGGCCTTGGGGCGTATTATTCATCCGGGTCGAGGCCCAAGGTTAGCGCGCACCAGTGGGCAATGGGCCGCGTCAAGTCTTTTGTTAGCGGCAAGGGTGGTGCGCGAAAGGCGGACGCAGATATTTTGAGGGGCAAGAAGTCTAGTGGTTAAGAAGGCGCACCAGAATCCGAAGGGCGGTCTGAACGAAGCTGGTCGCAAACACTTCGAGCGCAAGGAAGGCAGCAACCTGAAAGCGCCAGTCAAGTCTGGGACCAATCCGCGCCGCGTTTCTTTTGCCGCACGGTTTGCCGGGATGGAAGGTCCGATGAAGGACAAGAAGGGTGAGCCTACGCGCCTTGCGCTTGCGTTGCGGGCTTGGGGCTTTGGGTCAAAAGAAGCCGCTGCAAACTTTGCCGCGCGTCATAAAAAGAGTTAGCCATGCTTACTGTTGAACAGATTATGAAGCGCCACGACCTTGCGCAGCGTCGCAAGGATAACTGGCGGCAGATTTACGAAGACTGCTACGAGTTCGCTCTGCCGCAGCGCAACTTGTATGACGGCTACTACGAAAGTGGCGGGTCGCCGGGCCAGAACAAGATGGCGCGTGTGTTTGACTCGACCGCGATTAGTTCGACTCAGCGTTTTGCAAACCGCATCCAAGCTGGCTTGTTTCCGCCGTATGGCCGCTGGTGTCGCCTTGAACCCGGCCCCGACATTCCCCCGGATCGCCAGCTTGAAGCGCAGGCCGCGCTGGATATGTATTCCGAAAAGATGTTCTCGCTTCTGCGCCAGTCTAACTTTGATCTGGCGATGGGCGAGTTCCTTATGGACCTCGCTGTTGGTACGGCGGTCATGCTGGTACAGCCCGGCGACGACATGACGCCGATCCGCTTTACGTCTGTCCCGCAATACCTTGTGGCGATTGAGGAAGGCGCGCACGGCAAGGTTGATAACGTGTATCGCCGTATGCGACTAAAGGCTGAAGCAATTTCGCAACACTGGCAGGATGCAGAAATTCCTGATCGCCTTGCGCGTATGATTGAGGAAAAGCCGACTGATGAGATCGAGTTGGTGGAAGCCACGATTTATGACACGCAGCGTGGCGATTACGACTATCATGTGATCTGGCCGGAAGGTAAGTCTCAGCTTGTTCAGCGCAAGATGCAGTCGTCGCCTTGGATCGTGGCGCGTTACATGAAAGTGGCTGGCGAAGTTTATGGCCGAGGCCCGCTGGTAACAGCGATCCCCGACATCAAGACACTCAACAAGACGCTTGAGTTGCTGCTGAAGAACGCATCGCTGTCGATTGCTGGCGTTTACACCGCCGCTGACGACGGCGTTCTCAATCCGCAGACTATCCGCATCGTGCCGGGTGCGATCATCCCGGTCGCGCGCAATGGCGGGCCGCAGGGCGAAAGCCTGCGTATGCTGCCGCGCTCTGGTGACTTCAACGTGTCACAGATCGTCATTAACGATCTTCGCATGAACATCAAGAAGATCATGCTCGACGACACGCTGCCCCCGGACAATATGTCGGCGCGTTCCGCGACTGAGATTGCGGAGCGCATGAAGGAACTCGCGCAGAACCTTGGCTCTGCGTTTGGTCGCCTGATTACAGAAACAATGGTGCCGCTGATCGGTCGCATCCTGTATGTGATGGATGAGCGCGGCATGATTGAGATGCCGCTTCGTGTGAACGGGCTTGAGGTTAAGGTGACACCTGTGTCTCCGATTGCTCAGGCGCAGAACATGGGCGACATTGAGAAGATTACGCAGTGGGTTCAACTATCTTCCGCGCTTGGGCCGGAAGGTCAGATGGCTCCGCGTATGGGTGCAATTTCTGATTACGTTGCAGATAAGCTGGGCGTACCGGCTGAACTGCGTACTTCACCGCAAGAGCGTGAGCAGATGATGCAGCAGGCCGCACAGGCCGCACAGATGATGGCGCAGCAGCAGGGAATGGCCCCTGCTGAAGGCGAAGCGGAAGCAATACCAGAAGGTATGTAATGACCATTACTGAAGGCTGGGATGGACTGCGACAGGTTGAGCCGCAGTTCCGAGTCGATAATCAGCAGAACAACGACGACATTGATCGTCTTTACCTTAGAGTTTTCGGCAGTGACGATGGGCAAGAATTGTTGGCTCATCTACGCGCACTGACGATTGAGCAGCCCACATGGTATCCGGGCGAAGAAGCGTCCCACGGCTATGCCCGTGAAGGACAAAACTCACTTGTCCGCGAAATAGAGCGGCGTATGAAAAGGGCATCTGAACTATGAGCGAAACTGACGGACTGCTGGCCGAAGCCTCTGCGGAGAGCGACGACAACCAGCAGGAAGAACAGGAAACAATCTCCCATGTTGAGCCAACACCGTCTTCGGAACCTAATACGGTTGATGAAGTTACGGTTGCAGCCGAAGATGAGGAGACAGAGTTTGTTCGGCCAGAATGGTATCCTGAGAAATTTTGGAACGAAGACGAGGGTCCAGACCTCGAAAACCTCGTCAAATCCTACAGCGAACTCCAAAAAAAGTTTTCTCAAGGAAAACACAAAGCCCCCGAGGCATATGATGAATCGGTTTTTGCGGAAGCTAATGTTCCCGAAGACGACGAACTCTATGTGACGTACAAGGACTGGGCCAAGGAAAACGGTATCAGCCAAGAGGCTTTTGACCAGTTGGCACAGAAGTTCATTGAAAGTGCCGGTAACGAAGCCCAGCAGGCACAACTCTCTTATCAGGACGAGTACAAGAAGCTGGGGCCAAACGCCGATGCGGCGATCAAGTCCATGACTGATTGGGCGCAAGGTCTTGTTCGCAAAGGAGTTTGGGGCGAGAATGATTTTGAGGAGTTCAAGATCATGGGCGGAACGGCAGATGGTCTGCGTGCTTTGCAGAAGATTCGCTCGTATTACGGCGACCAGACTGTGCCGGTCGATGTGTCTACTGTTGAGGACGGGCCTTCAAAAGAAGAACTTATGGCAATGGTTGGGCGGCCTGAATACACCAGCGACCCGGCTTATCGTGCCAAGGTTGAGAAGATGTTTGAGAAGATGTATGGCGACGACCCGTACAGTCCAATGTAAGTACACATAAATTGAGTGGAATAAACGGGGTCTTTACCCCGTTTATTTTTTGCCATATATTCACAAGCGTGGATAACCGCAAGGCCCGCAAGAACCGCCGTGGGAGGGGCGCAAAACATCCAAGCTGGCAGCCCGGTCACGGATACCTGCAAGGCGCTTTACTTTGAACCCTTAACGAAAGGAACCGAGAAATGGCTGTTGGCATTTCCAATGCCTTCGTTCAGTTGTTCGATGCCGAGGTGAAGCAGGCTTATCAGGCTTCCCGTGCGCTTGCAGGCGTGACGCGCGAACGAGCGAATGTTGAAGGCAATCAGGTGAAGTTTCCGAAAATCGGGAAAGGCACCGCTACCGTCCGCGTTCCGCAGACGGACGTAACCCCGTTGAACGTGTCCTACTCTCAGGTCACGGCTTCGATGTCCGATTATATTGCTGCTGAATACAGCGATATTTTCCATCAGGCGAAAGTGAACTTCGATGAGCGCCGTGAACTGGTGCAGGTCGTTGGTAACGCTATCGGTCGCCGGATGGATCAGCTTGTCATTGACGCGCTGAACGCGGCTTCGTCGGCCTCGACTGTTGCCACCAGTGTTGGTGGTTCAGGCACGAACATGAACCTCGCCAAGCTGCTTGCTGCCAAAAAGGCTCTGGACGCGAAAAACGTTCCGGCTGAAGGTCGCTGCATGATTATTCATGCTAACGGTCTGGCTGCTCTGCTTGACGAAACTGAACTCACCAGCAGCGACTTCGCCACGGTTAAGGCGCTGTCGATGGGTGAGATCGACACGTTCCTTGGCTTCAAGTTCATCATGCTTGGTGATCGTGACGAAGGCGGTCTGCCGCTTCCGTCCACTCGCACCAACTTCGCGTTCCATCATGACGCGATTGGTCTGGGCATCAGCATGAACCAGAAGTCTGAAATCAACTATGTGCCTGAGAAGACATCCTTCCTCGTCTCTTCGATGTTCTCCGCTGGAGCCATCGCGATTGATGATGAAGGTATCGTCAAGATCAGCAGCACCGAGTAGGAGGGCTAGATAATGGCTTTTGATTCCGCTGGACTCGGCGTTGTTGCGGCTTCTAAGAAGGGTAATGCTCCCAGCATTTACACCTATCAGACTGCCGACACGATTGCTGACGTAAATACCGCAGGTTATTTCAATGACGTTTCGGACACCCTCGCGGTGGGCGATCTGATCTATTGCGTAACCTCAACCGGGGGCACCCGCGTTAGCACGCTCACTCAGGTTCTGTCGAACGCGAGTGGCGTTGTTGACGTTGCTGACGGTACGACGCTTGCCGCCACTGATGGCGACTAATAGGATCGGGGCGGGCTTCGGCCCGCCCCATTTCTAGCGAGGTAGATCATGGCTTCTGGTGACACTAAACTTTCGATTTGTTCCGATGCCATGCTTATGCTTGGCGCTGCATCTATCTCGTCCTTCACAGAAGGCACAGACGAAGCGCAGATTGCGGATCGCTTGTACGACGACATCCGCGACACACTGCTTATGCAGTACCCTTATTCATGGTCGATCAAGAAGGTCAAGCTGGCGCAGCTTATCGATGATCCCATTAACGAGTGGAAGTATCGCTACGCGTTGCCGGGCGACATTCTTGGCAACCCGAAGGCGGTCTTTATCAACAGCGCAGTAGGCGGTACACCTGCAAACGACTTTGAGATTTACGGCACGGCTCTTTACGCTAATTACGAGCAGGTCTGGATTGACTACCAGTATCGCCCTGAGCCTGCCTTCTTTCCTCCATACTTTGTGAACCTGCTCAAGCACGCGCTTGCGGCTGCGTTTGCTGAGCCAATCACAGACCAAATCCAGAAGGGCGATTACTACCATCGCCTTGCTTATGGTTCGCCAAGCGAGAACATGCGTGGCGGCTTGTCGCGCGTGTCGATGAACATTGACGGCGTAGATCGCCCGCCGCAAAACATCATGGACTTCCCGCTGACTGAGGTTCGTGGATGAGCCGTGTCATTCGCATCCAGAATGATTTTACTTCCGGCGAACTCGACCCCCGTCTTCGCGCACGCACAGACCTTGCCCAATATCAGGCGGGTCTGACAACCGCGCGTAACGTCTCCATTCAACCGCAGGGCGGCGCTATCCGCCGTCCCGGCACCAAATATATTGCAACATTAGACGCTGGCGCAGCAAACGCTGTTCGCATGGTGCCGTTTGAGTTTAGTGTGTCCGACAGTTACATGCTGGTATTTACGCCGGGCAAGATGTACGTCTTCAAGGACGGCGCGCAGATCACGAACATTAACGGCAGCGGCAATAACTACGCCACGGTGGCGTCGCTAACGGCTGCGATCCTGCCGGAAATGAACTGGGTGCAGTCAGCGGACACGCTGATTATTGTCCACGAAGACCTTGAGCCTTTGCGTCTTGTGCGCGGTGCGACGGATGCGACATGGACTGTAGACGCCGTGCCGTTTTCAAGGATTCCTGAGTACGCTTTCACTTTAAGCGTTCACAACCCGACCTATACGATTACGCCGTCAGCCGCCAGCGGTAACATTACAATCACCGCGTCGTCGGTAACGACCGACAACGGAACCGCGCAAGCCGGAACGTCTACTACAATTACCCTTAAATCATCCAGCAGCTTTACGTCTGACGATCAGCCCAACGGCATGATGGTTGAGATTACGTCTGGTACTGGGTCGGGCCAGACGCGCCATGTTGAAGACTATGTGGCGTCAACAAAAGTGGTGACGGTTGATCCGGCGTGGATTACTGCGCCTGATAATACGTCTAACTATGAGGTTAAGGCTTTCAAGCAAGCCGCCGTTGGCGAATACATCAATGCCCTTGATGGTTTTGGTCGCGCTCGTATTACGGAATATGTGAGCGATACCAGCGTTAAGGCTTACGTCGAGATTCCGTTCTTTGACAATAGCGCGATCACTAGTGGCAACTGGGAAATAGAACACGGACATGAAGACGCTTGGTCTGCAACTCGCGGCTATCCACGCAGCGCCGTGTTCCACGAGGGGCGACTGTTCTTCGGCGGCACCAAATCCTTGCCGCAAACCTTGTTTGGGTCGCGCGTCAGCGACTTCTTTAACTTTGATCCCGGCGAACAGCTAGACGACAGTGCCGTTCAAGCAACACTAGATACCAACACGTTCAACGCTATCGTTGACATCTACTCTGGGCGTCATCTGCAAATCTTCACGACCGGCGGCGAGTTTTATGTGCCGCAGTCTCTCGATGATCCGATCACGCCCGCGAACCTGATTGTCAAGCAGCAGTCCGCTTATGGCATTAGGGCGGGCATCCGCTTGCAAAACATTGACGGCGCAACGCTGTTCATTCAGCGTCAAGGCAAGGCGTTACAAGATTTTGTTTTTACTGATGTGCAAAGCGCATACTCGTCTGCCAAAGTTTCGCTGCTTTCTTCGCATCTGCTGAAATCGCCAAGCGAAATGGCAACACGCGTATCGACCAGCACAGACGAGGGCGACCGCCTTTTAATCGTGAACGACGATGATGGTTCTATCATTTGTTACACATTGTTGCGCGTTCAGAACGTCATTGCGCCGTCTGAGTGGACCACTGATGGGGACTTCTTAAATGTCGGTGTGGACGTTGATTCTATATATACTGTGGTCAAGCGTACTGTTAATGGCGCTGACATTTATCTTGTGGAGTTGTTTGATGATGCAATCTATCTGGATTCTGCCAAGTCTGGCGGCGCAGCGTCTTCGGTCACTATGGACCACCTTCAAGGCGAAACCGTGCAGGTCATTCGAGATGGTGTGGTTGAGGCTGAACAAACTGTACCGGCGTCTCCTTTCACCATTACGTTCGCTGCGGCAGCGACTGCAAGCTATCAAGTCGGACTGAATTACAACACTGAGATTAAGACGCTTCCGGTTGAGCTACGGTTGCAGAGCGGTTCATTGCGTGGGTTTAAAAAGCGTGTCTTCGAGGTGAACGCAGAAATCTTTGAGACGCAATCCATGACGATTGGTGGCAAAGAGATTGCGTTCCGTCAGTTTGACACAGACATGCTTGATGCGGCGGTTCCTGAGTTTACAGGAATTAAAACACTTCATGGTATTTTGGGCTATACTTACGAAGGGCAGATCACGATTGGGCAGTCTGTGCCGCTCAAGATGACTGTGCTTGGTATCGACTACAAGATTAGCGCGGGGCAGTAAGATGGCGGCAATAGCACCAGCACTTCCGTTTATTGGCGCGGGCCTTTCTGTTGTTTCTGCTTACGGGCAGATGCAGGCGGGTAAGGCGCAGGCGCGTGGTTTGGCGCAGCAGGCTGCAATGTCGCAAGTTCAGGCCAGAGGCGAGGCGCTGAAGTACCGGCAGCAAGGCGTTAATGCCCTTAAAAACATCGTGCGAACAAACTCTACATTAAACGCTCGTGCCGCCGCTGGTGGGATTGATCCGTTTTCCGGTAGTGCGTTGGGTCTCGCTCAGTTTACGCAATCTGAGGGCGCAAAAGAGTTTTTCGTTACTGAAGACAACCAGATTATTGCCCGCGAGGGCGGGTCCATTCAGGCGCAACTTTACATGGATCAGGCCAAGCAGGCGAGGCGTGGTGCTATGTTTGCCGCCGCCGGTACGCTTTTGAGTGCTGGAACATCGTTCTCTAAAATCGGTGGCCCGCCATCGCCGGGCGCTAATGTTTCGTATGCGACCTCTGGGGCCGGTACATCAACACCCGGCGCAGGTCTTTTGGTGTAGTCATGGCAGACCGTCTCCCCCGTTATCGCCCTCTGGGCGTAAGCCTAGCAGCGGCACCACGCATTGATTACGCCGGTGCAGGTGCAGCAGAGGCGCGTGGCTACCAGCAAATGTCTCAGGCGCTTGACAAAATCAGCGCCTATGCGTTTGAGGAAGCGGGCAAGCGCGCGGCGCGTGAGGGCGCTCAATATGATTTTGAAAACCCAATAACAAAAGAACAGATTGAAGCCGCTATGGAAAGCGGTATGGACATTGACGATGTTGTTGGTGATCCAGATACAATTTATGGGTCAGCCTTGCGCTCTAGTGTCGGCGCGCGTCTACGCACAGAATTGGAATTTGAGGCGCGCAAACACTTTGACGGATTGACGGCTGCGTTTAAGTCGGGGCTTCCGATTGACGTTCAAGAGCAGCAGCTAGAGGCCAAGGCTCTTATCGCTGGGCATCGTGATGTGCTTGGAAAGATTGACCCAGAACAGGCAAACGCATATTCAGCTTCAACTAATGCTTTGTTTTCCGCTGCGTTCAAGACGGGTCTTGAGTCTCAATACAAGCGGATTAAGGCGCAGGAACGTGCGTCTATAGCGGATGATGTTGACGGTGCCGGTAATCGTTTTGGCGCAGTGCTGGCGTCTGCTGCTGGCGAAACTGACGACCAAGGACGCGATCTTACTTTGTCACACGCCTACCAGCTTCGCGATCAGATTACTGCGCGCACGATAAATGTTGGTGACCCGGCCTATACCGAATCTGTGCGAGAGGCGTTGAACAAAGAAATTAGCGACCAGCGGCGCGCTGTTTTGGCGAACCACTTGTTCGAGCGTTTTGACGACGCGGCTGATCGCGAGGAAGCTGTAGCGCGTGGTGACTTCGGGCGCTATACAGCTTTGTTCTCCAGTATTGCGGGCGACGAAATTGAGAAGGACGAACTGTTAAAGTACGTCCGAGATGAGCAAGTCGCGCAAGACAAGCTGGATGATGCTGCTGAAAAAGAAAGAGAAGAGTCCGCAGAACGTCTTTATGCTGACGCCGCTTTAACATTTCAAGACCCTAGTGCTACCCCAAGAGCGCGAGAGATTGCAGAGCGTACTCTTGGCCGCATGGCGCGTATGGGGCAGATAACAATTCCTGAATACAACACTGCTACGAAAATGGATGATGCCGAGGGCGGCGACTCTGCGGTGTATACGGTTGCTGAAAGAATTACCAGCGGGATCACGAACAACATTGCAGAACTTAATGCCGATTTTGAGTCTTTTAATGTTCCGCCCAAAAAAAGAGTTGAACTCCTCAACCGACTTAAAACGCAACGAGGCGCAGTAGCCCGACAAATTCGCCAGCAAGCGAACTCTATGTCTGGGTTGCTTCCAGATGCGACTGGCGGGCCAGCGGCAAACATTGCAGAAGCGCAGGCAAAAGAGGTTGCAATTACTTTGGCCTATGAACAAAAAGTTGACGAGTATGAGAACCTATTAACTACATGGGAGCAGAGCGATAAATCAACGCCGCGCCCGATTGAGCCAACTGTTCGCAGTGTGGCCGCTGGTGTCATTGAAGACGAAATTACAAAAAGTTTTGAAGCTACAAGGGATGAGGCACTCAAGGCTTTGCAGGCAGAATTTGAAAGACTTAATGTTCCGTTTGAAGATTTGAACCTTCAAGAAATTAGAACAGCCAGAGATAGCCTGCCAGAATCTGTGCTTGACAAGTTAACAAGCAACCAAATCAGTGCGCTTGAGGGCTTTATCGGGCCATACAAGCGGGCGCAAAAAGAGTATTTAGAACATATTAGAAGTAAGGGTGCGAGATAGGCATGGACGACTTTGACCGCATGTACGAAACAAATGAGGCGCGCTTTTACGCGCAGCATTATCTTAACCAGTCGCGGAACGCGGTTTCGGACGCGAGTGGCTCTGTTCGTGTCGAAGACGTTATGTCTGGCAGCGCAAGCATGGAAGATTACCAGCCTGTTGAGGAGCAGCCCAAGATCACAGAAGACATGCTTCAGTTTGACGGCGAGTTCGTGCAGGCCGCGAAAGATGTTTACTTTATGTTTGAGGACAAGGAGTTTCTCGGCACGCCAGAAGAAGCGGCTAAGTACGGGATCGACCTGATGGGCGAGTTCAACTACAACTTTGCCGGGCCTGTTGGCTTTTCCGGGCAGCCGGGAATGGTGGCGCAGCTTGCTGAGATTATGGTTGACGCATCGCCAGCACAAGCGAACTCATGGCTGCACTTGATGGGGCGCTATGACCAGTTGCCCATAAGCAAGGCTGGCACATGGCGTTTCATTCGCGGCGTTCTGTCTGACCCCACCACCTATCTTGGCCTTGGCACGGCTGGCGTTGGGATTGCAGCCCGTGCTGGCACTAAAGAAGTGGCAAAACGCACAGGCATTGCGGCAATCAAAAATAGGATTGCCGCCCTGTCACAAAAGGCGGTTGAGAATCCCGCAAAATCTGGGGCTATTGCTGGCGCTGTTATGACCGCGCCTGAAACCGCTGGGGTTCAGGAAGTCAAAGAAATTGCTGGTTATGAACAAACGCCCGAAGAACGCGCTCTGGAACTTGCCACTAATGTTGGCATAGGCGCGGCTACTGGTGCCGGTCTGGCAAAGGGCGTTGACGCGCTTGCTAAGGTGGCACCACAAGCTGTTAGGGCAGTGTCGGATATTATTGAACCTGAACAAACGCTACGCCACGGAACCACCTCTGCAACCCCGGAATCGTCCTTAAAAGTTGACAAACCAATCGGCGGGCCTCGCGCAATGGGGCCGGGTGTATATTTTGATACCACGGGTGGGACTCAATCTGAACTACGGCAAACTGCTGGCGGAACTACATTTGAACTAAAGATTCCGAAGAAAGTTATGCGTGACAAAGTTTTTGAGTATCTCCAAAAAGTTGACGACTTGCCTGATGACGCTAGGTCTAGGCTTCTGCTAGTTGCCGAAAATGCTGGCGAGGAACTAACGCGAGGTGAGTCAGTGGGCAACTTCATTGCCCGGCTTCGTGCAAACCCCAACATTTCTGACCAAGATTTGATTGACCAAGGGTTTTCTGGATTGAAACGAAAAAAACAGCAGGAAGCGGTGATTTGGGACCAATCCCTTATAGACAGCTCCCCTCGGTCTGAGACGAAGGTTGGTGAATAATGGCTGTTCGTGACACAAAAAATCTTGAGCAGCGTTTGTCAGAGATGAGCGGCGCTGAAGAACCCGCGCCGTCTCTTGGCATTGAGCCAACGCAGGAGCAGGAACAAGCAGAGATGCCGTCTGTTCAGGTGGCTCAAGCCAATCTTTCTGGGTCTGCCCGGCGGCAAGCGACTAAACGAGTTTTGAGCGACGTCTTTGGGCAAAGCCCGGCAGAAACATTGTCGCCTTCTGAGTTTGCGCGTCGTCAGAAAGAGGCTCAAAAAGAAAAGGCAGCAGAGGCGCAGGCCCAGAGAGAGGCTGAAGAAAAGGCGGAGGAAGCGGCCACGCTGCCGGACACGCCTGTAACGCCTGCCTCTAAGTCTGTGCAGGAAAGTTTTGCTGAAGACGATCTTGAAGAAATTGTAAACGCTGGCGCTCAGGACGAAATCAATGCGCGCCAAGCGCCTTCCCCCACGCCGTCACAAAAAGAGGCGGGCGTAGAGGCTGCGCCTTTCAAGCCAAACACTACGTTCTATGATGAGGATGGTCTTGCTGCGCTGGTCAAGGAGTTTGGCGACCGCGCAGTTGACCCTAAAAAGCCGCGCACCATTGACGATATTGTTGCAGATGCGAGAGAGGCTGGCGTTAAGGAGCGCATTATCAACCAGCAGTTCCAAGGAAAGGACATGACCACCAAGATCGGTGGTGACGAGATTAGCAAGACCTTTGCCGGTATGGTTGACATGCTGAATACCGGGTGGGCTGAGTTAAGAGAACTGCAAGAAGTTATGCGTGTTGGCAATGCCACTACAGAGCAAGCGGCTCGTTTTGTAGAAGTGGCTGAACGTCAGCGCATCATGATTAGCTACTTCCAAGACGGCGCGACAGACATTGCGCGCACCATGAACGTATTTAAGAAGATGGGGGACCTTACGAACGTAGAGTCAATGAGCGTCCTTGACGACATTGTGTCAACCAATGGCGGCATGAACCATCTTCGCGATTTGGCGAACGAGCTGCACAACGCAGAAAGCAATCGTGAGCGCAGCAAGATGCTGCGACCCGGCATATTGGGTGCTTTTTTTGACGCAGGCATCCAAACCGCTCAATCTATGTATATCAGCAGCCCAGACACATGGCTGTTTAGTGCGGCGTCTATGGTCAACATGCTGGCAGAAACGCTTTCTACGCCAGCGGCTATTGCAATCGGTAAGACGCGCCAATCCCTTTTTGGGCAACGCGCCGACCCAGATCGCTATTATGCAGAAGATGTTGTGCTGCGCGCATCTGGCTATGTTACAGGGCTTCGTGCCGCCGTTGTCCGCGCTGCAAAGTTTGCCGTAGAAGGCGGCGCAACGCGCGACTTTTCTGCAAACAAAATGGACCCCCGACACTTTCATAGAGCGCCTCTTAATGTAGGTGGGTTTTTAAAAATCCCTACAAAAACAGTTTCGGTAAGAGGCCGAGAGGTCCAGTTCTTCCCTACGATGAAAGAGGAAGACGGGCAGATGTTAGAACCAAACGCCATTGGGCGGATAATCCAAGGCGTAGGGTTGCTTCAGGAACTCTTGTCTTTCCGCCCAATGGGCATGGTGGACGAGTTCTCCAAGGGTTTCGCGCATACGGTCGTTTACCAAGAGCAGGCTATGCGCCACGCAGCGAAGGTATATGACGACGCGATTGAGGCGGGCCTGTCTCCCGAGGACGCAATTAAGGCGCAGCAGCAGGCTCTTGTTGAGTTTGCAGATGAAACGCCAATCGAAACTCTTGGAGACATGCTTGATTACGGAAAGCAAGTTTCTTTGCAGGGCGATATTGATCGCTCTACAGCTATTGGCAAGATGCACTACGCGACGCAGCGAGTCGCGCAATCAAAGTTGCTCAAGCCTCTAACAATGTTTGCAAAGTCTGCACACAATGGCGTCATTGAGGGCTTGGCGGTTACACCATTCGCGCAGCTTTCTCCGGCTTTCTACACAAATTGGAAAAAGGGTGGCCGTCATCGCGACATGGCGCTTGCCAAGCAGGCGATGGGAACTGCTGCTTTTGCGGCTGTGTTTTATGATGACTCGTTTACTGGCCCCGGACCAGCCGATTACAAGCGGCGCGAGATCATGGAGAAAAGCGGCTGGCGTCCAAACAGTTTCCGCACAGAATCGGCAGACATCACTGATGAAATCAAATATCAGGTCGCTAAGATTATGGGGCCGGGCGCGATAACGCTAGGAACGGGAGAATTTGAAGGCGAGGCGTTTATTAACCTTGAGCGAATGGAATATATGACTGCGCCGTTCTTGATGGCCGCAGCAGCCCGTGAGGCGTTTACTGAATTTGACTACAGAAGCGAAGAAGGGATGGCCGAAAAGATTGCATTTGTTGGGTCTCACTTAATGGTGAACCAGTTGAGTCAACGCCCAGAGGCAGAGGCTTTTTCGCGCGTTCTTGATGCTTTGGCGTCTCCTCCGAGAGAGGAAGGCGACAGCAAGGTTTCTAGGTTTATCCGCGTTCTCGGTGGTGAGTACGCAAAGACAGCAACCGCAGCCGTGCCGGGCCTTGGGTATCCGCGTTCTAGTTTGTGGGCGCATATCTCGCGCACACGTTATCAAAAATCTCAAGCCGAGAGAGGTCGAGAGGCCGGTGTCCCAAGTAAGCGCATGACGCTTGACCAATTCAACGCCACGGTTGAAGCAGGCGGCGACCCAAGCTCTGAGTTGACGCGCTTCTATTACGAGATGATTAACGATTACAAGCGGCGCGCGGCTCCGCACAGTCTTGCTCAGAATGTTGATTTCTTCGGGGACACGAAGTCGTATTCCGAAACTATGATGTCGCCGTTTGGTTTCCGTATGGGACCGCGCGTCTCTACCCGCGACCCCAATCTTCTCGCCGTTCGCTATGAGGCGTTGGGGGCGGTCGCTCCCAACAACACGACTAATTATCGCGGGATACAAATTCCGGCAGAAGCAACGTATTTTTTGAATTACTACAGGTCAAAAATGCTGAAGATTAACGGCATGTCTATGTCTGAGGCGATCATTAAAGCCACAGATGGGATGGCAAAGAGGCAGGGGCCGGACATTCGATTTAGGGGCGATCTGGTCAAGGAACTCAAGCGCGTTGAAAAGATGTACACCAACCGCGCGCTGAGTGATGTATTTGGCAAAGTCACGCGACGTGATGACTTTAGCCCATACTATCTTCAAAAGCCCGGACATCCAGACTTTACAGCAGTAACACAAAAGATGCTTGAGTCGCTGAACGCATCTCGCGATCCACAGTATGTGCAACCGTAAAATAGTGATAACATGCCACCAACGTGAGGCAAGCTAATGGCAAACTATAGCATTAACGCAGTGACGCGACGTGTCGTCTACACCGGGTCAGCCGGTCTAGGCCCGTATGCGTTTTCGTTTGAAATCCTGACGCAGACGGACGTTGACGTGTACTTCAACACGACGAAGTTGACCCTCACGACCGACTATACCGTCGCGATCAGCGCGAACGGAACGGGCAACGTTACTATCGTGACGGGTACAAATGTGCCAAGCACGCCGGACGCCAACGATCAAATAATTATCGTCGGATCGCGAGACATTGCGCGCACTACGGACTTTGTGACCGCTGGTGACTTCCGCGCATCTGCTATTAACGAGCAACTTGACGCCCTCACCATCTTCGATCAGCAGCTTCTAGAACTTTCGGATCGCGCGATTACCGCTCCGGTAACAGACCCGGCGTCCATCAACATGACGCTTCCGGCGAAGGACTCGCGCAAGGGCAAATATCTCGCGTTCAACACCGCGACCGGCAACCCGGAAGCGGGCGCGTCGTCTGACGATGTAACAACGCTTGCCGCAGTCACGACTGACATTGCCACGCTTGCGGACATTGAGGACGGGACGGACGCGACGGACGCGATACAGACTGTTGCGGGAATCAGCGGGAATGTCACAACCGTCGCAGGCATCTCGTCTAACGTCACGACTGTAGCTGGTATTAGCAGCAACGTAACTTCTGTTGCTGGTAACGCATCAAACATTAACACAGTCGCTGGTAACAACAGCAACGTGACGACAGTCGCCGGAATCTCCAGCGATGTGACGACCGTTGCGGCGGACGGGACAGACATTGGAACTGTGGCTGGTATTAGCGCAAACGTGACGACCGTTGCTGGCATCTCCAGCGATGTAACGACTGTGGCCGGTATTAGCGGCGACGTATCGTCTGTCGCGGCTCAGGTCGTTGGCTACAACTTCTCAACCACAACTGCGATGGCTGACCCCGGTAGTGGCAACGTGCGCTTCAACAACGCCACTGTCGCCAGCGTTACAGCCATTGCGATTGACGATCTGGACGCCAACGGAGTTGACCAGTCCGCATACATCGCGCTGTTTGACGACAGCACGAACACGGTCAAGGGTACGCTGGTGTTCCGCACAGGCGGCGGCGATGTTGCGACGTTCAACATCACGGGCCTGACCGACAACACGGGCTGGTTCCAGATTGCGGTTACGCACGTTGCGTCATCCGGCACGTTCTCGAACGCAGAGGACACGTTCATAGGCTTTACTCGCGCGGGCGACAAGGGTGCTGATGGTGCTGGGTCAGGCGATGTTACTGGACCATCATCTGCAACAGACAACGCGATTGCACGTTTCGACACCACGACCGGCAAGCTGATACAAAATAGTGGTGTAACCATTAGCGATGCAAACGCTGTGGCTGCTGGGTCGCTTACGCTGACGACAGACCTAGCCGTGGCAGACGGTGGTACAGGCGCAAGCACCGCCAGCGCAGCGCGCACCAATCTTGGCGCTGCTGCGTCTGGATCGAACAGCGACATCACCGCGCTGACCGGGCTGACGACAGACCTTAGTGTGGCGCAAGGCGGCACGGGTGCAGGCACGTTTACAGCAAATGGCGTTTTGCACGGCAACGGAACCAGCGCGATTGGGGCGACGGGGACTGGCACGAGCGGTCAGGTGCTGACATCGAATGGCAGTGGTTCTGCACCGACGTTTCAGGCGGCTGCGGCAGGCGGGAAGGTGCTTCAGATCGTAACGGCTGCTACCTCTACGGAAGCAACCTCGACATCTGGCACTTACGCCGACACAAACCTGACCGCAGACATTACCCCGGCGAACACAGCTAACAAGATTCTTGTGCTTGTTTCCCAGAGCATATCTAGCACGGGCGGACGCGCTGGCGGTGCGCTACGAATTGTTCGCGGCAGCACCGAGATTGAGGAATACAACCAGATAAGCAATGTCGAAAACCAGATGGGTCAGCATTTCATACAACACCTCGACAGCCCGAGTTCAACGTCAAGCACGACTTATCACACAGAGTTCAAGAGGATCGATCAAAGCGGGTCCTTGGCGGCCCAACGAAGCGACGCTAGTGGGAATGCCACCTCAACCATCACTCTCATCGAACTGGACTACAGCTAATGGCAACAAAAGCAGAAGCACTCGCAAGCCTCGTACCCGACGCTGAATGGGTGTTGTCAGGCGACACGATCAGGTGGGACTCGCCCGACATCGAGCAGCCCAGCGCCGCCGAGATTGACGCAGAGATCGTGCGTCTCACCGATGCGGAGCCGTGGGCTGCACTACGCGCCGAGCGCGACGGCCTGCTTGCGGAAACAGATTGGTGGGCGTTGCCCGATAGCCCTGCCATGAGCGACGCGGAGTCGGCTTATCGACAGGCATTGCGCGACCTACCCGCGAACACGGCAGACCCTGCTAATCCGGTCTGGCCGACGAAGCCGTAATGCGCCGCGCCGTCCTCGCCATCGCCGCGTGCCTAGTCGCAACGCCGCTTGCTGCGCAGCAGGGAGTTGTGTGCGTGCCGGACAGGGCTGCGGCTGACGAGGCGTCCAGAAACGCAGGCGAGGAATTGGCTTGGATCGGAAAAACAAGCGGGGACACAATTATGCTCTTTTACCTTGGTCGCGAAACATGGTCTGTTTTCTTCCAGCGGCCAGACGGGCAGTGGTGTACCTCGCCGACGATGGTAGGGAAAATTCGCAGAGCGGACCCCGCATAATGGATCTCAACAAAGACATAATTGACGCGGCTAGTCTTGCGCTCGTTATCGGAACTCTCGCTGAATGGTTGCCGCCCATCGCTGCCGCGATCAGCATCGTGTGGACGTGCCTTCGCATCTATGGCTGGTGGAAGGACCGCTAACTATGGACGGCGCGATTGACATCCGCCTTATCATTACGCTTGGCGGCATTTTGTTCAGCGTGGCTGGCGCTGCGGCTGTCGGCAAGATGCAGATCAAAGCGATGCAGGATACGCTGCACGATCTCGAACACCGGCTGCGCAAGATCGACCAACGGATTGACGGACTGGAAAACGGCGAGAGCGTCATCAAGCAGCGCGTTGATGTTATGGCAAAGATGAACGCCCCGGAGGTGCTGCGTCGAGAGCATATGCAGACGGCCAACATGCTTGCCGACATCTCGTATCTAAAGGCAGAGGCAGAGCGTATGCACAAGATTCATAACGGTGTACAC